AAGATCGGCCAACGATGTATCAACCGCCTGACCAAATACCTCAAAATCAGCTGGCAAATCCGTGACCAGATCGGTCGGTGTCGGCATCTGCCATCCAAAATTGCTCGTTGGATTTGCCATGTTTTCTCCTTACGCTACGACTAACGCATCAGCCCAATCTAGGCTGCCGCTGATTGTGTTCCATTGCTCTGCGATTGGTACATCTTGCCATTGCATGGCCTGCAATGAAAATGCCAATGGGGAAAGAATAGCCGTGACCGAAACGCTGTTGTAAGCGGCACGCCATGTCCATCCTTCAACAAATCCCAAATAGGTTCCCGATGCCATGTTGAGCGGTAAGTCCGTGATACGCAACGGCAAGCCCATGAAAATGTTAATCAAGGCATCCCGATCCACATCATCAATTTCCGGGTTTGTCAGCTCAAAAGTGATTTCGTTGAAATTGGCCTGAGGATAAGCTCTAAGAGTTAAGTAAAAAGCGGCTTGATCCTCGGCATCAGATTGAGCCTCAATTGTTGTGGTGATGATCTGTGCCAATTGGCCATAGAGGCCAATGCTGGTTGCATCAGAATCGACAACCTCATTTGCTGAGTTGCCTCCGTACCTCAAAACAATCTCATTGCGGATGTCACCCGTACGGGTTTGGATTGATAGTGAATTGGCCAAAGCCTGTGCAGCTGAGAGATCGGTGTATCCATTGGTGGCCAAATAAATTGATCGATGATCTGCCGATGCATAGGAAATTTGGCCTAACGCGTTTTCGTAAATGTAGCCCAATCCCGATGTTGCTAAAGCTGAAACCAATGAGTAAACATCTGTGGTTGATGCACCACGATTGGCCAGCTCATAACTACCAGGTGTATCAATTTCACCCAATCCGGTGTTTTGTGCATTTTGCCATTGCTCTGTTGGACTATAGGTTGCCCATTGCAATGATGCTGGCACTTCGTTCCATGAATTGATTAAAAGATCGGTAAGAATTGACAAAATCTGATCGCCATCAAAATCCTTGGTCAAAACCCCATCGGTTAAAGCTTTCGGCAATCTTGACAAGGCGCCCAAAGCGATGATGCGAACACTCTGATTGATGCCAACCACACCTGATGCCGCAATCCCAATGTCAAACTCCACGACAATACCGCCAAAGATTGGCACAAATGTGCCGGTGGAATCTTGCAGCTCAATTGTCAAACCATCATTGATTTGAATTAGCACATTTGATTGATCTAGGTTTATCAGCTCAAGATTGATGTAACCGGCTTGCGCCTGTTCATAAATGTTTGTCCGACCGCTTTTAATTGTCAAATTAGCCAAAACAGCTGATTGGTATTGCACGCCACCAATAATGACTTTCCAAACCGGATTAAATACGCTCATGCCAATGCCACAAGATTTCCAGCACCACCGGTGCCGCGATAAAAGCTATTGTTGAGCGTGTCCACAATTGTCCGTGCTGTTCCTTCTCTATCGATTGCGCCATTTACAGTCAAATTGATGTTTGGGCTGGCTGCCGTTTTTGTAGATTTTGTTCCAGTCGATGCGACTACTTTTGAGGCAGCCGCAGCACTACTTGCAGCTGAAGCCACGCCCGTGGAAAATGATTGACCATTTGGCATTGTTCCCGAAAATCCTCCAGCCGATGATCCAGTTGAAGCCATACTTGTGTTTGATTTATTTGCAATTGCGTTTGCTCCTGCTAAAACGCCAGCTGCCAAAGCGGTTGCTCCCACGCCAAGCAATGGATTCAAAGCAAACGCTGATGCAACACCGGCAACAATCGCTGATGCTTTCAAAAGGTTGTAAGCCTTAATCAATGTGTTGATCAAAGCTACTGTGGCAACAACACCTGCCGTAATTTTTGAAACAACAAAGATTGTGCCAATGACAGCTGCCACAGCAATCAATTCGTCCTTAAATCTAATGACAGTTTCAATTAAACCTTTGACTTTATTGCCCCACTCAATTGCTGCAATTTGCGATTTGCTCAAACCACTTGTTAGACCATTTTGCCCAGTCAATCCATTAACAAAGCTTTGTACGACTGGCACCACATTGGTCAAAATGTAATTGGTTAAAGACGTTACGGCTGGCAACAAAGCTGCGCCAACTTGCTCTTTTGTTTCATTGACAGCAATGCTTAATTGTTGAAACTTAAATGCGGCTGTGGTTGATTGATTCTTAATAAATCCATCAAACGTTTTGTTGAGCAATGCCTGTGTTTGGTCAAATGTCAATGTTTTGAGCGTTGCAGCATCGATGCCAACACCCAATTTGGTTAATGCCGTGTTTGACCCATCAAAACTTTTGGCAACAGCATTTGTGACAGCTTCTAAAGGCTTACCCGTTGCCGTTGCAATTTCTTGGCTTAAAGTCAGCAAATCCTGCGCTTTTTTCAAATCTCCCGTGGAGCGCAGTAAGCGAGACAAAGCCGGCCTGATAACATCATCGGTTGTCGCTGTGGCAATACTTTGAGCCGTGACATATTTATCAATTCCAGCAATTTGAGAAGCTGTGGCACTAGTGGTGTTGCGAATTGTTTCCTCAAGCTTCTTTTGGCCAGCCTCATCCTCAGCGGCAGCTTTAACAGATGCCATAGCAAATGCACCAATTGCGGCACCAGCTGCGGCAAATGCCAATGCAGCTTTTTTACCAAATGCGCTGGCTTGATCGCCAAGCGTTTGCGTTGATTTGCCAGCCGTGCCAAGGTTTTTTGTAAAGTCAGCAACATCGGCCAGCAAGGCTAGCTTTAAGGTTCTGGATTGTCCGGCCATGTCACCACTCCTTCAAAATGCGATCGAAAGCGTTGAGCCATTGACCAATCAAATGAGGCTGTTCAGCTCTGAGAGTTGGATAAATAAACCAGCCGCGTGATCCACGACCTTGGCGGCCTGACCAAACCGGGAATTGTTTGAATTTGTTTGAGCCAAATTCGTAACCGCCCCAAAGCTGCTGGGTTGTACCGCCACCGGAAAACTTTTGGGAAACAAAGCCAAAGCTGATCTCACCGATCTTGGAGGATTTGCTTACGCGCGAGCCTTGGGCAATCCTCGATGCAGCGGCATTTGGCCGACTACCAGCTGCGGCAATGATCTTTGATTGCAGATAAGTGGCCAAGCCATTGCTCACGCTTTTGGCTTCCTGAACAGCTTCCTGATCCATCGCCTTAAAAGCTGTCAAAACAGATCGCAATTCTTGGCGGTTAAATGCGATCGCTTCCTCAGCCATTTCTTTTCTCCAAAATCTCGATTGCGGTTAATAAATCCTCAGCTGTTTTGAATTCGCTGACAGGCTGGCCACTTGCAATGGCTACCTCCCAAAGAATCCGATTTATGCTTCCGGACTTATAGCTTTTGGGTTTGCATCACCGACAATGATGTCGCTGACAGTCTCACACCAAATTTCATAAGGCTTGACAGTTTTGCCAACGGCCTCGCGCTTCATTGCATGGTATGCAAGAAACAACAAATCGGACACACCCATTTTGTCCTGAGCTTGTCCAATCGTGTTGCCAGTCTTGTTTTCCCATTTTGCCCACTCTGCCGGGTGTGCAATGTATGTTTCACCATTGCCATCCGTGTATTCGATCGTAATTGGTAGTTTCATGCTCCCGATCTCCTTTGTTTATAGCGTTGGTGTTGTGACACAGGTAAAGGCTAGTGAAACAGTCTGTGCATCTGGTGCTGTGCCTCCAGCTGATGGGAAAATTGGTTGCACATCAAAATTGAAAACCGAGCCTGATGCAGCTGTGAAAACAACGGCCAAAGGTGTGTTTGGTGCTGTGTCTGCCGCTGTCCAAAGCGCGTTGCATAGTGATCCACCGGCTGGCCAGTCTGCGAGCATTTCAACCTCAAATGTGCCTTGCGAATCGGTGGTGTAATACGCCTTGCCATCGAGAGTTTGGTATGTATTGATAGTTGAATCAATTGTCAGAATTGCTGATGTGGCCTGAGCATCATACGAATCACCAGCGATGGTAAATGTGATGTCTCTGCCGGTAACGATTGTTGTTGGCATGATTTCTCCTTAGTTGGTGTAGTAGGTGCTTACTTGTAAATCGGCTGTAAGGTAACTACCTGCACCGACTTCCAATGGTTGTGGTTGATTCACATTGCCGACTTCATAACCATCTGGCATTGTGCTGATGATGCTGATCATTAATTGTTCAAGATTGTCCAAAGCTGCGGCATTGTTTAAGTATGCGACAACGCCAGTCACAGTCAGATTAACCTTGACTTTTGTGGTCGCGCCATTGATTAAAACGCTTTCCAAATAAGGTGCATCCGGAATCAAACAAATTGATGGGCTAGTCATTGTTTCTGGGATCCCGTTGTACACATTGGCGGCAATGGTTGAAAGTGCTGTTTTCAATGGTGTTCGGATTGCGGATTCAATGCTCATTGGCACATCGTTTCAACATCAAGAAACGGGCCTAAAAGACCGATGACTCTATTGGAAAGGCTGCGGCCTAAAACGAACGGGCTAGGCTGAAAATTGTCAGACATGATTTGGTTGCCGGGAGCTGTAATGCTCTGGAAAATTTCGACCGCTACAACCAAAATTGCATTTTCAATCGGTGGTGTGTTTGCGTACAAAGCCGCTGCCGATCCACCGCTTAGCGTTGCAGTTGCGTTTGGAATAAACGGCAATGGGTATGTTCGATCAGCTGCCGCTGTTGCAGCTGTAAATGTGTAAGGCTCAATCCGATCATCGGTGACTGTATAAGTCGCATTGTAAGTTCCGGCCCCGGTAACAACAACAGATTGACCCGGCACAAAGTAATTTGGCCGCTGTGTGGTGAAATAAATGACGGAATCACTCACATTAGCAAAAGTCACCGATGATTGGTATTGCGTAAGTAAAGGCAAAACTGTTTGCTCAGCTGAATCAATAAATGAATCCAATTGAGCATCACTATACAAAGAAACCGAGACACCAAGAATTGTCCTCAGCTGTGAGGCTGTAACTATTGCTGGCATCTCGGTTCCTTTCGTGTCAGTAGCGTTCGGGAGCGACCGCTACCGATAGTGATTTATGGGAGGTTGTTAAATTGTGCTCCGTTTGGAACCTTGGCGGCCAAAGCACCATAGCCATAATACAAAATGTCGATGGTTCCATCGCTGTTGATGTTGCTGCGTAGCGTAAAGCGTGGTGACTCATACCATGTGTATGAATCTGGGTTCACAACGACCATTGATGAATCGCCATCGGCTGATGTTGTGCCAGCGTTACCAAATGAGCGTGAAACATACAGGTTCAGACCCGGTGAAACTACACCGCGCAATGAATCACCGCGAACATTTCCAGCTGCGTTTGATGGCTGAGCCGCATTGTATAAAGGTGCTCCATTGTCGTTGTAACCCATGATGTTTCCCCATTGTGTTGGTGAAACGATTAATGAGCGAGCGAATCCAAGTGATGCGCCATAAACAGCTGCCGCTGCCTTAGATGTGTATCCAAGGAATCCGGTTGCTGAGTTTGCTGTTTGTGCTGTCACAGTAGTGACTGCCGCTTGCATTGCTGCAAGTGCATATTCGTCAGTCTCTTTTGCATAAGCAAATTCAAGATTCTGGAGCAAAGCTGTCAAGTATTCTGGACGGCTGCGGTCGATCAATTCGACTGTGGAAATAGCGCGGCCTTTGAAAGGCTGCACAGCAACAGAAAGAAATGTCGCTGATAGTGATGATTCTGTGATTGCATCATTTTCATTGATTGGCAATACTGTTGGCACAGCCGTTACGCGAGGCAACTCAAATGTCATGCCTTCTGCAACTAAGGTTTCGCGGCTGATGCCATCGATTGTGCCACGATCAGCATTTGCAAGCGCATTGATCACATTTGTGCTCTGTGGTGTTGGGATCATGCCGGGAGCTGTTGATGTTGTGTTATCAGCTGCCTTTACATATTGGCGTGAATCCTCATCGTGCAAAACGCTTGCGCGTAGGTAGTGCTCAAGGTAAGAAACCTTGTCCACAATTGGTGAGCGTGGTGCTG